TTGGAAGATTGGGCTAAATTTGACATAAATGACAGGACCATGTTCGATGCGTGTATCAGTTCAGGTTTGGCAATCATGGCAAACCAAAAACATTTGTATCAGGCGGAGAAAAAAAGCAGCAAACTGAGTATAAGTTTGCCGAGATATAATAATGACGGATTATCAAGCAACATATTAAAATGAAAGAGGTATCTATAAATGTTTCATCGACCTTGTTCCCCAATCAGTTTGCAACTGACAGCGAGAAGGCGTCATTGGAGTACGGACTCCAAGTAGGTCAAGCCATACAGTACGAGTGGTTCAGAAGGGACGGAGCCTCTTGTCGCTATTATTCACAGTGGCGTGATTTCCATAGGCTTAGATTGTATGCCCGTGGAGAGCAGCCCATACAGAAATACAAGAACGAGTTGGCTATTGACGGTGACCTGTCGTATCTGAACTTGGATTGGCAGCCTGTTCCAATCCTGCCCAAGTTCGTTGACATCGTTGTGAACGGCATGTCGGACAGGCTGTTCAAGGTGAAGGCATATGCGCAGGATGCCATGTCACAATCCAAAAGGAGCAAGTATCAGGACATGGTCGAGGGTCAGATGGCTGCCAAGGACGTGCTTAGCATCATCCAAGAGAAGACGGGCGCCAATCCTTTTATGATGGACCCTGAAGAGCTGCCACAGAGCGATGACGAGCTGTCCTTGTTCATGCAGTTGAACTACAAGCCTGCCATCGAGATAGCGGAGGAGGAAGCCATAAACACCATATTCGACGAGAACCATTATCAGGACATCCGCAAGAGGCTTGATTACGATATGACCGTACTCGGTATTGCCGTAGCCAAGCATGAGTTCCTATTGGGCTCAGGGGTCAAGGTATCGTATGTGGACCCTGCCAACGTGGTATACAGCTATACCGAGGACCCCTTCTTCAAGGACTGCTTCTATTGGGGTGAGATTAAGACGCTTCCGCTTACGGAGCTTATCAAGATTGACCCGACCCTGACCAATGAGGACTTGGAGAAGATTAGCAAGTACAGTCAGAGTTGGTATGATTATTACAATGTGGCTCAGTACTATGACAACACCTTGTTCTTCAAGGATACCTGCACCATCATGTATTTCAACTACAAGACCACCAAGAAGATGGTCTATAAGAAGAAGATATTGGAGGGTGGCGGAACAAGGGTCATCGAGAAGGACGACACGTTCAATCCTCCTGTTGAGATGATGGAGGAGGGGCGCTTCGAGAAGATGGAGAAGACCATCGACGTTTGGTATGAGGGTGTTATGGTCATGGGCACGAATATCATATTGAAGTGGGAGATGTGCGAAAACATGGTACGTCCCAAGTCTTCTTCACAGCATGCCATACCTAACTATGTGGCTTGTGCCCCTAGGATGTACAAGGGTGTCATCGAGTCTTTGGTGCGCAGGATGATTCCTTTCGCCGACCTGATTCAGATTACACACCTCAAACTACAGCAGGTCATCGCTAGGACTGTTCCTGACGGTGTGTTCATTGATGCCGACGGTCTGAACGAGGTTGACTTGGGTACGGGCAATGCCTATAACCCCGAGGAGGCTCTCAGGCTTTACTTCCAAACAGGTAGTGTCATCGGACGAAGCTATACGCAGGACGGTGACTTCAACAACGCTAGGGTTCCAATCACGCAGTTGACATCCAACTCGGGTGCCTCCAAGACGCAGATGCTCATCGCCAACTACAACCATTACATGGACATGCTCAGGGCGGTGACGGGTCTTAACGAGGCTAGGGACGGCTCCATGCCTGACCCCAACTCCTTGGTTGGTGTTCAGAAGTTGGCTGCGCTCAACTCCAACACGGCTACAAGGCACATCTTGGAGGGCGGTCTTTATATGTACCGTTCTTTGGCTGAGGCGCTTACATACCGCGTTGCGGACATATTGGAGTATGCCGACTTCAAGGACGACTTTGCTAATAAGATTGGCAAATACAATGTATCCATCCTGAATGACATTAGGGACCTGTACATATATGATTTTGGTATCTTCATTGAAATAAGCCCTGACGAGGAGCAGAAGGCTCAGCTTGAGGCTAATATTCAGATGGCTTTGTCAAAAGGCGACATCAATTTGGAGGATGCCATCGACATCAGGGAGATTAAGAACATCAAGTTGGCTAATCAGCTTCTGAAGATGAAGCGTGTCAAGAAGCAGGACCGTGAGGAGAAGATGGAGATGCAGAAGCAGGCTATGGTTGCTCAGCAAAACCTTAAATCACAGCAGCTTGCAGGAGAAGTAGCCATGCAGAAGATTCAGATGGAGACCCAATCCAAGATGCAAATCAAGCAGGCTGAGGTGGCTTTTGAGATTCAGAAGATGCAGAAGGAGGCGGAGATGAAGAGTCAGTTGATGGCTGAGGAGTTCAACTATAACATCAAGTTGGCTCAGATGCAGACGGGAGCGCTCATGCAGAGGGAGGACAAGAAGGAGTCCGCCAAGGACAAGCGTATCGCCATTCAGAATACGCAGCAGTCAAAGCTCATCAACCAACGCAAGAACAACCTTCCGCCGATGAATTTCGAGTCCAACGAGGACAGCATGGATGGTTTCGACTTGGCTGAATTTTCACCTAGGTAATGCAAAATGAATTATTTGTGTATAAATTTGTGATAAATCTAATCAAATGGAAATCAAAGTAAGAGCAATTGACGGCGTAGAGCCAAAGGGAGTGCAGGAGCTAGAACGCGAACTGCAAGAGAAACATGAACAAGAGCAGGCTGAGGCGCAAGCCGCACCTGTCGATGAGGTTGCTCCCGAGCCCGAACCCGTCAATGAGTTGAAGGAGGAGGACGTTCTTTCATATATTGGTAAAAGGTATAACAAGCAAATCAACTCGTTTGATGAGCTTATGGCGGAGCGTTCGCAGGCTGAGGACATGCCCGAGGACGTAGCTGCTTATATGAAATACCGAAAGGAAACGGGACGTGGTTTCGAGGACTTCCTGAAGTTGAGGAAGGATTACGATGCCATGGACCAAGAAGAGATATTGCGTGAATACCTTAGCGCAACCCAAGACGGTTTGGATTCTGATGACATTGAGTCAATGTTGGATGATTACAGATACGACGAGGATTTGGATGAGGAATCCAAGATTAAGAAGGTAAAAATAGCAAGGAAGAAGGCTGTTGCTGAAGCTAAAAGATTCTTCAATACTCAGAAGGAGAAATACAAGATGCCACTTGAGTCAAGTTCGGCAGGTGTTTCCAAGGAAGAGTTGGAAGAATTGAACGCTTATAAGCAATACCTTAATGAGGCGAAGACCCTTGAGGAGCAGAATGAAAAGAAACGGTCTTGGTTCAGTAAGAAGACCGATGAAGTGTTTGATAATGGATTCAAAGGTTTTGAGTTCAATATCAACGACAAGAAGATTTCATTCGCTCCCGCAGATTCATCCGAGCTGAAGAAAAACCAATCGAACCCCTATAACTTCATATCGAAGTATTTGGATGAGAATGGTTTAATGAAGGATGCTGCGGGATACCACAGGGCATTAGCCATCGCCATGCACCCTGACAAGTTCGCCAAGTTCTTCTATGAGCAAGGGCTTGCGGATGCTACAGAGGATGTGTTGAAAAAGACAAAAAACATCAACATGTCCGAGCGTAGGAGTCCTGAGGTTGTCAACAAGGGTGGCGTACAGGTTAGGGCGGTTAACCCTGATACGGGCAACAAAATCAAAATCCGCAGTTATAAAAACAAATAACCTTAAAAAAACTACTAAGAAATGGCTATTCTATCAACACCGACATATGCCTTACAACCCGCCGCAGAGCGCGTGGCATTGTCAACAAACTACATTACAAACTTCGACTTCTTGAATCAGTATCTTCCTGATACCTATGAGAAGGAGTTCGAGCGTTATGGAAACCGCACTATCGCGTCTTTCCTGCGCATGGTTGGCGCCGAGATGCCATCCAATTCCGATATGGTAAAGTGGGCTGAGCAAGGTCGTCTGCACATCAAGTACACCAACGTGACTTCTGCTGCTGCTGCCGCTTCTGACACCGCTACCTTGACCATCAACGACACAGGTGTTACTTCTACCGCTATCCGCGTAGGTCAGACTGTGTTTGTTCAGCGTAACTCCACAGGTGAGAGCAACAAGGGTATCGTTACCGCTGTTTCCACTCCCGCAGGTGGTCCTTACACCTTTGATGTGGCTTACTACGAAGCAGGTGGTCAGACCTTTACATCTGCTGTAGCTTGTTCCGTGTTCATCTACGGTTCTGAGTTTGCAAAAGGAACCAACGGAATGGTAGGTTCTTTGGAGTCTGAGAGTTCAATCTTCTCCAACAGTCCAATTATCATCAAGGACAAGTATGCTGTAAACGGTTCCGACATGACCCAAATCGGTTGGGTTGAGGTTACTACCGAGAACGGTGCTAACGGCTACCTTTGGTATTTGAAGAGTGAGCACGAGACCCGTCTTCGTTTTGAAGACTATCTTGAGACTGCCATGATTGAAGCCGTTCCTGCTGAAACAGGTTCAGGTGCTATCGCAGCAGGTTTCAAAGGTTCCGAAGGTGTTTTCTATGTTGTTTCAAACCGTGGAAACATTTGGGGTGGTGGTACTCCAACTACTTTGGCTGACTTCGACGCCATCGTTGCCCGCCTTGACCGTCAGGGAGCCATCGAAGAGAATGTTCTGTTCGTAAACCGCGACATGAGCTTCGACATCGACGACATGCTTGCTACCTTGAACGGATACAACGGTGGTACCGCTGCAAACGGCGCTTCCTTCGGTCTGTTCGACAACGATGTGGAGATGGCTTTGAATCTTGGATTCAGCGGATTCCGTCGTGGTTATGACTTCTACAAGTCAGATTGGAAGTACCTGAACGACCCAACAATGCGTGGAGCTCTTGCTACCAACACCACTGCGGGTCTCACAGGAACCATCGCAGGTCTTCTTGTTCCCGCAGGTTCTACCTCTGTGTATGACCAAGTTATGGGCAAGAACGCTAAGCGTCCATTCTTGCATGTCCGTTACCGCGCTACTGAAGCTGAAAACCGCCGCTACAAGACTTGGATTACAGGTTCTGCGGGTGGGGCTGCAACTAGCGACCTCGATGCAATGGAAGTCAACTTCCTTTCCGAGCGTTGCGTTTGTACCCTTGGTGCCAACAACTTCGTATTGTTCCGCTACGGTGCATAATTAGTTTAACAATTGAAACGGGGGTGTGTCTATATAGACACACTCCCTTTCTTAAAATCAAATCATATCAAATGAAAAAAGAATCAACAACATCAACCGACAAGGTCTACAAACTGACAAAGGACGCTGCTCCATTGTCCTACACACTTCCATCACGAAATACTAGAAGGTACCCGTTACTTTGGTATGATGAGAAGAACAATATCAATAAACCATTGCGTTATGCCGTGAATCAAAAGTCCCCATTCGAGGACGAGCAGGACGGCAACGCGATACTTCAACCCGTTGTATTCGAGGACGGTTTCTTGTCCGTTCCAAAGACAAATCCTGTGCTTCAGGCTTTCTTGCATTACCATCCGTTGAACGGAGTTGTGTTCATCGAGGTTGACAAGGAGAAGGATGCAGCCAAGGAGGTAGAGGAACTCAACTACGAGGTAGAGGCTCTTATCCAAGCTAGACAGCTTGAGATTGAGCAACTTGAGACAATTTCCCGAGTGATATTCGGAAGGAACCCAACCATGGTTTCCACAGCCGAGCTGAAGCGGGACATTTTAATCTTTGCAAAAAGGGACCCAAAAGGGTTCTTGAACATAGTTTCAGACCCCATGTTGAAGTTCAGTGCGCAGGTACACCTCTTCTTTGAGAAGGGATTCTTGTCGCTGAGAAACAACAACAAGGAGGTTTGGTATAACTTGTCCTCCAACAAGAGGAAGATGCTGTCCGTGCCATACGGTGAGGACCCGCATGAGATTGTTGCCCAATTCCTGAGAAGCGATGAAGGATTAGATGCCTTGAAGATGTTGGAAAACGCCTTATAGGTATTATATTTGCATCATTGTTTGTCATACGGTTTGAATTGAATTGGGAGGGCTTATGCCCTCCCTTTTTGTGTATATTTGTAAAAAGGGACATAGATGATAAACTCGGTTCGGAACACGGTCCTTTCCGTGCTAAACAAGAACAACTACGGATACATTTCGCCGTCTGATTTCAACCTCTACGCCAAGCAGGCGCAGATGGAGATGTACGAGGAGTACTTCAGCAGCTATAACAAGGGTGTCAACATGGAGAACTCCCGACTATCGGGAACCGACTATGCCGACATCGTAAGGACGTTAGCTGAGGTTTTGGAGACATTCCTGTCGACAAACTACCTCACACCTGTTTTGGCACCGACAGGCGTATCTGTGAATCAATATTACATGCCAAGCCTTATCACCACGGGTGATGCCGCTTACATGATGAACAAGGTGCTTTGCTACACATCACAGATTACAAACGGCACAAACTCAGCCGTTTCCGTATATTCATTGGTTGATGGAACGGCTACGTTCGTGACCGATGGCGTATTGTTTGGAGACGTGGTGGTCAACACCAACACAGGGGCTGTGGCAAGCGTGACCTCTGTGGTGGGTCAGACAACCCTCCTTTTGGATGCCGACATATTCACATCTACTCCTCAGACATACAGGATATATTCATCCGCAAGCGTGTCCGAAGCGGAGAAGGTGTCTAGCGGGAAGATAACACTTCTCAACAATTCATTGTTGACAGTACCCTCCAATCAGTTCCCCGCCTATGTTCAATATGGGGACACGATAAAGGTATACCCTTCAACCATCAACTTCTTCGGTCAGGTGCAAGCCACTTACTTCAGATACCCTTTGGACCCCAAGTGGACCTATGTGACGCTGACCAATGGCGAGCCTTCATTCGACCAATCGCAGCCCGACTATCAGGACTTCGAGCTTCCTTTGGAGGACGAGTTCAAGTTGGTGATGAAGATTCTCCAATACTGTGGCGTATCCATCCGCGAGAACGAGGTTGCTGCGTTTGCAATGGGTCAGGAGCAACACGAACAGCCTACATTCAGCCAACAGCAATAAGCCATGACATACATCTCACAATACGACTACTACACGGACCCGTCCAACTACGGGTCCTACCAATACGTCAGCCTTCAGGACATTGTAAACAACTTCCTTCTGATGTACTCGGGCAACCATTCCTTGGTAAACAACGAGGAGCGTTACAAGATTCTGTTCCATGCCAAGAGGGCTATACAGGAGCTGAACTATGACGCCTTCAAGGAGATAAAGATTTTGGAGCTGAGCGTGTGTGACAATCTCCGCTATGTGCTGCCATCCGACTATGTCAATTGGGTGCGCATATCGCTTTACAAGGACGGGTATCTGAGACCATTGAGCGAGAACATACAGACGCTTTGGTCTGACGCCTATTTGCAGGACAACAACTGTCAGATACTGTT